ATACGATACAATTCCTCGATGCTTTTTGGCTCTGCACTATCTGCAAATATCTCTGCTCTTTCAACATTATTCAATTTTAGTTCTGCATCAATATCTCTGTTTGTCAATCCAGTTTTGAATATCAATTCCTTTAGATAAATGTCATCGCCTTGCTTCCAGATCCCAACCAAAGTTGTTGGGTCATTAGTAAAACCAAAATCCATTCCATAACTCAAAAATTTTGCATCTTCTGGAATTGCTTTGCATTCATTTACTCGGAATATAATTGACTGACTTGACCCTATTTCACCGAGTCCATAAATTTTCCAATAGTTTAAATCAATTTCTTTCAGTCTTTCAATCTCTTTGATTGTCTCCTCTTCCAAAAATGGATTATCAAGGTATGTTGTAATATGAAACTCTGCATCATCACGTGGTTTGATTTTATCATAAATGAAATGAAACTCATCCGATGGATTGTAATCTAATATCACTAGGCCAGTAGTTCTAAAAATTAACTGTTGCCAGTCTTCAAATGACATTTCATTTGCCTCGTTCACGTACAAAAGATCACGTTTACGACCTCTTAATTTCTGTGGCTGGTCTAAACTTATAAATTCAATTAGATTGCCATTAAGGATGTATTCCGAGTTTGATTTGTTATGGTTTGATTCATCATACAAATCGTATGCTCGTAGTATTTCAAAAAAGTCTCGCATCGAACTGGAACGCAATGCCGGATAAGTCTTTCTGCAAATGGTTATCGTGTGTCCAGTTTCTCTTCTGGTGTATGCAAATATTATCCACATCAAAATATTGTACGTCTTGCCAGAACGAGTGCCACCTTGCTCGATAATAATACGCTTGTCTGTTTCCTCTAAATGCTCAAAGACAATATTAGTCTGTATTTTTTTCTTTTCTGCCAATTATTTCGATTTCAAATTGTTTAAGTTCGTGTTTGTTATCTGTCTCCATAAACTGCATTGATAGTTTTTTTCTTTCATCATCATCACATAATACTTTGAATGCAGATATTTGTAGTGTTGGATTTTCAGAAGCAATCCATTTGTTAATCATATAACTGACTGCTTTTGTCTTGTTTAGATTGATTGCCTCTTTTATGCTTTCCGATTTTTCTAACTCAAGATTGTAAAACTGTGCAGAACGAATGTCTTGATAATGTGTGAAAATGTGTTGTATCTTCATTATCTTATGCTTTACAATTACATCGAGTATTTCTTTTTCGTGTTGCTCTTTTGTCTTTCCCATTATATTACTATTCCGTTTCTTTTGATTATTAATGTCTCATCAAGTTTTTTCATTCTGTCGATTATTACTTGGCAGTATTTAGGGTCGTATTCTATAACATAAGCTTTTCTTTTTAGTTGCTCACAAGCCACCATAGTAGTACCTGAGCCTCCAAAAGCATCAATAACAATATCTCCTTGCTTTGATGAATTTTCTATTTGATAAGAAAATAATCCGATTGGCTTCATTGTAGGATGTTCTCCATTTCTTTGTGGTTTATCCCATTCAATAACAGTTGTTTGCTTTCGGTCTGAATACCATTTATGGCTATCTCCTTTTAACCAACCATATAAACAAGGTTCGTGCTTCCATTGGTAGTCTTGTCTTCCCATTACCATTGTGTTTTTAACCCAAATTAACTGTTGTTTTAAAAGCCAACCAGCATCTACCATCGCCTTTCCAAAGTTTATAACTTCAGATGAAGCGTGCCAAACATAAATTGCACCACCTTTTTTTACTGCAGTAGTAAGAGCAGTATAGAAGTCGTAAAGGAACTTGTAAAAATCATCGTTACCCATTGAGTCGTTTTCAATAGTAAGAGCGTCTTTTGTTTTACCCTCGTAAGCAACGTTATATGGCGGGTCTGTTACAACCATATCTGCAAGTTGACCATTCATTAGTTTTTCAAAAGTATCGGTCTGTGTGCTATCTCCACAAAGCAATCGATGCTCCCCTATCTCAAACAAATCTCCCAATACAATATCAGTTTCAATTCCTCCGTCTGGCACTTCAAAGTCATCCTCTTCGGCTTCTAGTACTTCGTTATAATCTAAAGGCAAATCCAATCCCCAGTCTTTTAAATCGTCAGCGTTCCATTCGTTTGCTAGTATATCCCAGTCCCATTCTCCACCAGATACATTATCTTTAATTAAAAATTCTTTTTGTTGCTCTTCGGTTAGGTCTGTTATTATAATTGGTATTTCTTTTAGTCCAGCTTCTTTGCAAGCCTTATATCTCATATTACCGCCCAATATAATCATATCTTTATTAACTACAATAGGGCGAATGTTTAGCATTTCTGGAAAGTCTTTTACTGACTGAACTAACTTTTTAAACTTATCATCCTTTATCAATCTGGGATTGTTTGGGTTTACTTTTACTTCTGATATTTTTACTACTTGCATATTTTAATTTGTTAAATTTATTTCATAGAAGCAATCGGGTGCTTTTCTTGTTGGTTTATATTCTTTTGGTAATGCTTTGCTCTGTTTAATAAATGCTTCTGCCTCTTCTCTTGTATCAATTAATCGGCAATCAATAATCTGTTCTTTGCCTTTTGAATTTAATTGAGTAATTGTTATTTTATATCTCATACTAAATTACTTTTATTCATTTCACTTTCAAATATTAACCATTCTGTTTTGCCTTCAAAAAATAGTATTCGTGATATAATACTTTGTTGTACGTTGTCTAATGTTTTAGGTCTTGTGCTCATTGGCTTTATTCGCTCTTTCTTAATTATTGTTTTTATTGTATCTACTTTTACACCGCATACCTTTGCTAGTTCAGATAGTTTTAAATGTTTACTCATAGTGACTAACACAGTTGTTTATTTGCTCTATTTTACTTTTATCGTTTATCTCTTCTATTCTTTTTAATAAACTGTACTTCGGGTCAACCGTTTGCATTATCGTGTCTCTTATCGCTTCTAAATGCTTTTTTCTTTTTCTTACTTCTGCAAACAGTTTTACGTTGTGGTGTATTGTGCAATGTGTCATCGTCTTGCCGAAAAAGTTAAAATGATCACGTACATCATATAACGTCATTTTTAAATCTTTGTGCAGGATGTAACAAGCCATCGACCTTATATCGACCAGGTCTTGCGTTCTTTTGTTTTCGTATATATCAACTCCGCAAAGTTGGTTTATTGATTCTCCTATGTATTTTGCTTTATTCATTCTGTTTTTAATTTTAATAATAATTTACATTCGATAAACTTCTCACGTGCTTTGTGCTTGTATATTTTTTTAAATAGTTGAAATACTACTCTGATGTAACTTTGTTCGCTTAAACAGTCTTTAAATGCTTTCTGAACCCATTTAACTCCATAACCTTTGCAAAAGTTTACATTGTCCGAAGTATCGCCTATTATCATTTGCTCGTAAAAGTTGTATAAGGCTTGCTCTTTTGATATATCATAATAACACTGATGGCTCAAATGGTAATTGTAAATAATACAAGGTAACTGTTTGTAGTCTTTGTCAATACTTACTATTATTACTTCGTCTCTTCCGAATGTATCGGTTAGGTTTTTCCAATATGTGGCAACTACATCATCTGTTTCAACTCCGTATCCTGCTATTGAATTGTATGTTTCTTTTACGTGCTCTTGCAGTTCGTTTAATATCGGTGGTATTTCTCTGCCTACTCTATTGGCTTTGTAACTTCTTGATATTTCTTTTCTAAAGTTACCACGTGCTCCAGCGAATGTTAATACTCTATCAACTTCGTGTATTTCTTCTATTGTGTTTACTATCGACATAAACACCTCATCAAACTTTAACCTTGCATTTTCAATAGTGTGATATTGTTCATCGTCTGGGTGCTCTTTTTGTCGGTAACAACTGCTCCAGATTAGGCTATCTGCATCTACTAAAACTATCACGGTATTAATCGGTTAATTTGTTCTTTTTCTTCATCTGAATAAAACTCTACAAATTCATAGTACTCATCATAAAAAACTGAATACTTTAATTTAGGATGCACCATTTGCCATTTTTGTTTCATTGCGTTGGCTTCTTGCTCGTCTAGTAAAATTGTATGCGGGTAGCCTTCTTCTAGTAATACCCATCTTTTATCTTGTATCATAATTATTTGAATGTTTTAATTGAAATTTTAGCTGTTTTCTTTTCGCTCTTTACGGGCTGTATATTGATTGATATATCAATGTGAGTTAATTCTTTGTCTCTTGCAAATACGGCTTTCATTTGCTCGTATATCTGTGTCCAGTCATCATAACTCATTTGATTATCATTTTAATTGATTCAATGTATTTGTAATAAAGTGTTTTACTTCTGAATCTTTCAAGTGCTTCAGCAAGTGTATAGGCTTGAATGATTGTTTCAATGTCTGTGGCTTCATCGTTTTGCTCTGTCCAATAGGTAACTAAAAATTCTTTCATTTGTTTTTGTTTTAGTGATTAATATTCCACAAAGATATAAATTAAATACTTATAAACAAATTTTTTATAAAGTATTTTTATTTATTTATGTTGCCTTGCAAAAACAATCTGTTTCATATTCAAATAAATCGCATTGCTCTTGTGATAGTTCGTGTAAATCTTTTGCTTTAGTAAATGGTCTTTGTGCCATTTCAACTAATTGTGATATGCTTTTATTGGTTCTTAAATCAAATCTTGGTATTTCTTCGGAACTATATTTTTGTTCCATTTCAAGCCACCATTTTGCACTATCTGGATTTTCTTTTATAATAGTCAATCTTTTCTTTAGTGATTTTTTAAAACACAGATCGCAGTTCCCTTCATAATC